GTTGATAAAGTATTTGATTCGCAGGTAATAGAAGAAGAAGATGAAGAATCGGTTATCAACCTGCTGGAAATGTATATCAGCCATAGTTATTCGTTGAAGATGAACGAGGTTACTGGGTATCTGGAGGACTCAGGCAAGTCATTAACTCCGGCAGATTTGAACTCGATTTTTATATCCGCAAAGAAAATAATACCGAAGCTTGATTACCAGTTGATGATGCGTCTATTAAAGTCAGACTTTGTTCCAACTTTCAATCCACTATTCGATTTCTTTGGTAGCGATGGCATCCCGATTATACTGCCGCCTATGCCTGACGAGCCGAAGCAGGTACACTCCCCTCTCATATTTAAGTTAGCACAGACAATAGTAAACGAAGACCCAGCATTTACCTTGCACTTTGTGAGGAAATGGATTGTTGGTATAGTTTCTGCTGCACACAAAGTTCACTCCCCGTTGCTGCTTGCGTTGCTTGGTAAACAAAACACAGGCAAAACAGAATGGTTCCGAAGATTGTTTCCAAAGGAACTACAACACTACTACGCTGAATCAAAGTTGGACAAAGAGAAAGATGATGAACTGTTAATGACAGAGAATTTACTCATTGTGGATGATGAGTTGGGAGGTAAGAGCAAACAGGATAACAATAAACTAAAGAACATTACCTCTAAGCAATGGTTCTCACTCCGTCGTCCGTATGGAGACCACAACGAAAAGATACTTCGATTAGCAGTACTTGGTGGTACGTCCAATACTCTGGAGATAATGTCAGACCCGACAGGCAATAGAAGAATCATTCCAATTATAGTTAACGACATAGATAAACATCTGTACAATTCCATAGACAAGAAGGAATTGTTCATGGAAGCGTTTAGACTATACAAGGAAGGATTTGACTGGCGAATAATGGCAGACGACATACGTTATCTCAACAAGGACAGAGAGAACTATGAGATGATAGTTAAGGAGGGCGAACTACTGGAGAAGTATTTCTTGATAGGCGAAGGAGTTTGGTTATCCACAAGTGAAATAATTGTTGAAATAGAGAACTTAACTCGCCAGAAGTTAAGTGTAAATGCTCTTGGAAGGGAGTTGGAGAGACAAGGATATCAAAAGAAGTCTGTACGGATAAACATTGCACAGGTTACTAAAAAATGGGCAGTAATACGGCAAAACAGACCGCAGTTATCGAGACCAAATCAAGAAGAAGAGCAAGAACAAGACCCAAATTTACCATTCTAAATTATGTCAATAGAATCAATAGTTGCTAGGGTTGCAGTATGGGACAACCGCAACAAGACAAAGAAGTACACATTTTGCTGCGACCCTGCAATTGCTCGAGATGTAAAGGCGGCGCTGGCTGAAAAATACGAGGTAAAATATAGATATGCCGGTGAATGTCTGTGTAAAATTCTTGCTCAGTTCACAGTTCGGCGGCGGTAGATACGTTAATTAAATTTTAACATTTCATTAACATGTCGTTAACACCACGTTAACAATATATGTAGTATATTGTGTTATATTCGAAAACCGCTCTCCTCCGCAGCATCTGCACTGGGAGCACAAAAACTCACTATGACGACAGCATTAAAGACCAGATTATTGACAGAAGCAATTGGAGGTAGCAGACGTTGTATGCTGTACTTCAAATTGCACACGAAAGCGCCTATGTATGGATTCCCAGTTAGAGATGATTCCATGCTCGCTAAGGGATTTATTCGTTTCGTACCGGAGGGGCAGCTAATGCGCCTCCGTAACGGAGCTCCTATGGAAATGGTATCAAAGTTAATTTTCATCGAGTCTTTAACAATGGTTACAGTAAGTAAAAACCCTTGTGTAGACGATATAGAATGCGCACATGAAAAGCAAAGAAGAGATTCTGCAAACGCGCAGAAGTAAAGTGTTCAAAGCGGAGTGCATCCGTATAATCGAATACTACGACGAGCCGTATTTAAAAAGCGAATTACGCAGATTGACCAAAGATATTGCAATTTATAAAGCAAGAATATTTGACGGCAATACTGCGAATGACGCAATCAAGGACGAGATAAAGTATCTTTCCAAATTCAAACGTAATATTTCTTTCATCTTAAAAAAACCAAGAAAATGAACTACAATCTAGATGCTGCAATTAATCTTCGCGGCAAAACATGGTCAGAAGCAGGTTACGAACAGTTTTGTACAGAATCCGAAAAAACCGAAGTTATAGGATTCAAGCAAAGCATATTAATGACTGGCGAAAATTACTACGACATTCCAGAATTTCACATGGCAGTTATGAACTATCCAGACGGCAATACTCCAATGCGCCAGTACTATACAAAGGCCAGGTGGAAAGAAGCTTGGACATTTCACAGGGGATACGTTCACCAGTTAAATAACCAACAATGAAGCAAAAACAAGAGCCAGATTTGAGCATTTTGCTAGTTGGAATTGTAGTATTTATAGCAGTTTTAGTATCTATTTAAAAACAATATCTATGGAAACACAAGAATTAATCGCTGTGCTTGAAAGCAAAATCGCGGCCAGCGAAAAGAAAATTGAACGTCTAGAGCATATGGCTGAAGACCCTGAAATCTGGGCAGAATCTGGTTATTATTTACAAAACAGCATAGATGCTGAAACTTCTTATTGCAACGTCCTTTATAACAAACTCCATAAATTACAAGAAAATGCCTAAGACAATGTACAACGGCCAGATGGTAGAATATGTAGACGCTACTCCATCATGGGAAGCAGTATTACCGATTTATTTAGCAGCATACGAGAACGGAAATCGTAGCGCTTTAGCAGAATTAACAAGAATGGCGAGGTCTCTTGACGAAAAGAATGACCAAGTCGAAGGACTTTTGGCTAAAATTAACGAACTCGAAACCGAACTTGAATTATTAAAGAATGCGCAAGAATAAAAAATCACAGCAGGAATTACCTTCTCTCTTTGCGGATAACGAATCTGTCGTTGGTTCCACAAAGGAAGTACATGAAGATAAGAAGCAAAAGCCCAAGACGCCTCTTGATATGTCTAAATTGGGTATATTAGCTTCCGACTTCGGCGAGTACATTGAAAAAGGGAGAGGAAACACTCTTAACTGGAAACCGTCTTCATATAACAATGTGGAGACGGTTGTTATACAACCTAAGGAAATTAACGTCGAGCACGAAAAGGACGAGCGCGACAATTTTGATAAAAAGAAAAACTGGTTTAAAAAATGAGACAGCTTACACCCAAAGAAAGACTAGACCTCTATGAATGGCTAGACCAACAGTATTACTATGACCCTAAGCCCGGAGGAATATGCCATCAGGTAGAATGGTATTTAATGCAGGAAGGATTAGCTGATGAAAACGATTTAGAAGAAGAAGGAGCATGGGAGTTATATGTTCCTGAATTAGCAGCACAAAAGCCAGAAGTAAAATTCTCCCAATGGTTCTGGTTTCCGCAGAATGATAAGAAATCTCGTCAATTCATAATCCAAAAAGCAAGAGCAAGATGCTTAAGAACAATACAGGAAGCTTCGATATCGAAGTAATAGAAGGAAACTATGTCCTCAAAATAAAAAATGGGACAGTTTACGCGCAGTTCACTCTGGACATGTCAAGGAAAGACGTGCCTATTATTGTTAAATCCCAGATATCCCTGCTGCATAGGGTGCTTGGAAAATGGACTAAGAATGAGAAAGAGAATGATGGTACTGGAAAAGTTTAGAATGTTCTATGATGAAGAATTCGAATGTTACTTTTCCGAGTACTTCCCAAATATGTGCATTTATAGTTTTGAGGATACTTTCAATATAGTTAATCCTTGCGGAGAAATGCACATCGACATAAAATTCTTCGAAATGAAATCTGTGCGTGCAGCACAAAATATAATCGAAGATATTGTTTACGCAAAGAGCCCTCAAAGGCTCCACTTCAACTCACCCATTTTTTTATCTTAAATAAAACAGTTATGGCTATTACACCAAAAAAGTTATCGAAAGCAGGTTATGCAGTTCTAAAGAACGGCAAGATTAAAGGAAAGAATGTACCGTATATGAAGCCAGTATTAGATACTGGCGGATTTTATTCGACTAGTTTTGCCTTTGGAAAGACATGGCATAGAACTAAAGATTATTTCCATCGTGTTGTGGCAAAAGTCTATGTTCCTAATCCAGACAAGCTACGCAGGGTTACTCACATTAATGGAGACAAATCTGATAACAGAGCATCTAATCTACGTTGGGTATAAACTAAAAACTATGAATTTAGAATCGTATCAACGAGCCGAGGCAGTTAAGTTTCGGCTCGACCGTTTGCAAAAAGATAGACAAGCTTGGTTTGAATCAACTCAAGCTAGTATATCTATATGCAAAGGATATAGTAGCCCAGTTTATACTGTATTCATAACAGAAGAAGAATTTGAAGAAATAAGAAAAATTGTATTAACTCGTATTGAAAACGACTTAAAGTACTTGGAGGAGGAGTTTAATAAAATATGACCAAAATATTACTGCCTTTGATAAAAATACAGATGGTGCTAATATCTTTGATGCTATTCATCAATTTGTTTGCAAATCATACTGTCATATATCAGGCAGTAATAGCTATGATATTTCTGTTCGTACTAACAATTTTAATAACAATGGAAACTTGCAAACATGAAGATTGAAACTGCATTATTTATCGCTGAAAGCAATCCTGTAAAGGCTTTTTACCAGCATTACTGTCAAAGTAACGGAACATTTACAACTGGATATGACATTCCAGTTCTTAATCCTGTGGCTAGATTTAATTTAAAGCCAAAGAAAGGAGAAACAAAAGTTCCACAAATTAGTTGCTTTATTACTAACGGAGAAAAAACCAAAATGCCTTTTTAACTATGACAACAATCTCAAACGTAACTATGGATGCTTTAGACTTAACAATTAAGAAAGCATCAATGGAAGTATTCGGTGAAGAAATTAAAGAAGATGATATTGTAGTTCTGGAAATGGACAAAGTTGGCTCCATTTTTACCAGAGTTAGTACAAAGCAATCTTTTCTGTTTGTTTCATGTCCCCAGTTATCCACAAAAGGAATAGAAGTTAGAGTATGCACTATAAAGTAAAGATATGGTGGCATGTCATATACTATCCAGACGACGGAGAGGCGGAGGCATTTGGCTTCGCCTCTGTCGATGGTATGATAACTAACGCTCCAATCCAGATCTTGGGATTCCGAGGAAGAGACATTAAACACCGGCAGTTCAAACAATTTCTAATCGAGCACAAAGCTAAAGTTTACAAATGCGCGGAGCAATTATTGTATATATCTTAGTATGGATAGTACAGTTATATTTATGGTATCTTAAATTTAAACGACGTAAAACAAAGAAAGATGAAGGCGTATTTTATTAATGTAAAAGAAAAAACTATCACTGAGACAGAAGTTGATGGTTTAGAATCTTGGTATGAAAAGATTGAGTGCGAGCTAGTCGAATCGCACAAGCTAAACAAGTACGGCGACAGAATTATAGTAGATGAAGAAGGTACATTCAGAAGAGAAAAACTATCCTTTAGCTATCAGGGAGCCAGGTTTATAGGAAATGCTTTAATTATTGGCTGTAACGATGAAGGAGAAGAAACTCCTCCGGTAATTCCAATTGGACAGGTTGTAGATTCTGTATTATTTTTATGACAAACTTTGAACTATTTTTCTTAATCGTGTTACTATTTATAATCTTTGAAAAGAGGAAAAAGTAATACTAAAACCGACAGCATGAATGTAGATAATTTTATTCAGCACCTCGAAGCTGAACTATTAAGAAGAACAGACCTTTATTGTGAGAAACTAGATGAACATGTATCTCACTACTCAAAGATGGTTATCGGTAAGGAACTTGAGAAAGATGAAATTCTCATTGTTGATTCTCCAGGAATCGGCAGGCATTTTTATGAACATGCAACAAGAAAATGCTTCATGTTCGAAGCAGAACCTGAGCTTGAACCGGACGGAGTTAGATTGGCAGTAACCGCAGTAAACTATTTTAAAAATGAGGAGTAAAATAATAATAGCGATAGCTATAATAATGTATGTAATATCTGCTGCATCTATTATTGGTGCATTATTTGTACTTCGTTACGTTTTAATAAGAACACTATGATACAGACAATAATAGTTAACAACGACTTCGAAGTTGAAGTTGAAGGAACGTGCCACATCGAGAATAATGGCATAGGCTGGTATGAATTCTGGGGATTTAAAGAATATGATGCTGGAGTTAATTCCTGGGAACTTGACGACGACCTTACTTGGGACGAATCAAAGCATACTCCTGAACAAAATGAAGCAATTAAACAACAATTAGAAAACATCGAAGAAACCTTTTGTATTAACTATGGCAGAACCATCACTCCTTAACTGGACAGCAGAAGATTGGTATAACTACTTCAAAGAGAATCCGTCACGAGACGAGTTATACTCCCATTTGGACATGCTCCTCAAAAGATATGATTTTATTAAGGGTGCTGCTCGAACAAAAGAGCATAATAACCTTGTTACTGCCATATTGGATTCTTTGTCCGACCAAATCACTTCCACACTCGCAAAAATTCAAACAGAAAACCTGTTTAAAAATGAATGAAATAATAGCAAAGTATAATCTCGAACTTACCGACATGCCTGGAGATTACCCAGTCTACTTTAAAAGAGACTGGGGTTTCTTTTTGGAATTTAGACCAAATGCAGTTATTATCTTTGACGATAATAGATTAATCCATACATCTGAATATGTACTAAACGAATTTACTTGCAACGACATAAAAAGATTCTTAACGTTATAATAAAAATTTATCTATGCCTAATCGCTATCCTGACAATTTCCCTTTTAGTATTGATGTGCGCGAACTAGACGATGTAATAGACAACGGTATGCCCGAAGTCGGCTGTGAAGTTCAGTTTGCAACATTTCAAGGAAGAGGATTCGAGTTCCACAAAGTTGATGTAATTAACTTTGGTCTTATGCCTGAAGAAGTTTATGTATGGGCTCCAGTAGACAAAATAACAACAGTTATTGCTCTTGTGGAATTCATCAACCCGCATCTGTCTATACTAATGTTAGAAAGAGTTGATGCTGGTATTAAAGGTTATGTTAAACTAGTCTGTAATATAAAATATCGCTAATATGCCTCCTCCATCTAAAACAATCCCAGAAATAGACCGCTACGCCGGTTACATTTCCAAACTCGGGCCTGGAAGTTGGATTTTAATGAAAAAGACAAAGAAGATTGGTTTTATGCCTGACTTCCAGCCAGTTAAGTATCGTATCCTAGTCCACATTAACGGCAGACGTTTCCTTTACCCTGAAGATATGGACTATATGATAACATCTTGGGTGAAGCGTCCTCAAGTTATAAAGGTTGAGCCTAGAAAGAAACGTCCAAATTTCGTGAATAGATATGCAGTAGGTATCTTGCCACCAGTAAGATATGACGAGAATGGTAAAGAACTGTAACGACGTCAAACCATCTATACGGGCATGTTTGTCACAACTGATTGATAATCAATGTCTTGGATGCCACATTGTCATTTTGTCAACGTTGCCCTACGTCAAGTATCCACCGTTATCTGACTACATCATAACTGATTGATAATCAATGCGTTACGTACCATGTAGTCAGATGTAGTCAGTTGACAAAAAGACGTGACTACACACAACTGATTGATAATCAATGGGTTATGGTAAGATGTAGACACGTAGTCAGATAATTAGTTAAACATTACGCGGGAAATTTTTAGTGGTTAGTATATGGCAATTAGTATATATTTTTACCAAGTGTTTGGAAAAAAAAATATTCTGACTACATGGCACTTAAACCATTGATAATCAATCGATTGTGAGTAGAACAAATCTGACTACATGAAAATTTACTGACTACATGGCACGTAAAACGTTGATAATCAATGCGTTGTGAGTAGATACACCTATATATTAAAAATAACTAATATTAGATAACAGATTGATAATCAATACATTGTGTGTATACCGATGAAAAGAATCTACATATACGAGCACGATAGCGCCTCAGACGTCGCACACAAGATGTGGTACGGATTCGAGGTAGGCCAGTCAGCTACAATTACAGGAATAGAAAAAGGTATGCCTCGCGGACAAAAAGTAATAGAATACCTACATGATTTAGACATTGTGGAAAACCACTATATGAGACGTGGCCGGCCAAGTCGGAGATTGAAAAAGTATGCAGATAGCATTGGTGGGCCTATCGCTCACAAAATATTTCGTTATAAAAGAACTGTGGATGAAGGAGTCCCGAGATATCAGATATGGAGGGTACAATGAATTTTTCTACGGAAGACCAATTTCAAGCATGGGCTGTGAAGTGGTTTAGTGAGACGTTCCCAGACGAACGTGGTATGTTATTCTCCATTCCGAATGGAGGGGAGCGCCGAGATGGTTGGATAATGAAGGCAACTGGAGTTATTGCCGGAGTCGCGGACTTGTGCTTGATTTATGACTGGGAGAAATGCGTGTGGATTGAGATGAAGCTACCACATGGCGTGCAGTCAAAGGCACAAAAGGCTTGGGAATGGAAGGTGAAACGTCGAGGACACGAGTATATAATAATACGAACAGCAGAACACTTTAAACAATTTATATGGAGCAAAATGAACATTGGCAGGTGATTGCCGGAGGTGGCGTAGTGGTATCTACGACCGCAGAGGACCTATGGGAGAACGCCATAAAGTACTTTAAATGGTGTGACGAGCACCCAATAAAGGCAAGTAAGGCTGTGTATGTAGGTAGAGATGCAGGGAAGGACATAACGGAGAAGTTTATAAGACCGTATAGCTTAAAAGGATTATGTCTTCATTGTGGAATAACAGAGGAGTATTTGCGTGATATTCGTAACCAGAAAGACCGTACTTCGCTGTATTTCCTCATCATATCTCGTATTTTGTACATCATATATACACAGAACTACGAGTTGGCGGCCGTTGGTATACTAAATGCACAGTTTGTTAGCAAAGCCTTGAATATGGGAGGTGAAGAAACAACACCTTCACCAATAAAGGTAGAAATAATAACTGGTTTGCCAGAACTTTCAAGTTCTGAAAATGAAATATTGGAAAAGTTAGAATTGGAAAGGGAGATTCTCAAAAGAGACATTTCGTAGAACCCAACAGAGCAATCTGTGGAAAAAGTGAAACTCTATCCTCTTCCATTTGTGGAAATCTGAATTTTATTTTTATTTCTGGCTTTGGAATCTGTATAATGTGTACTTTGTACACTGACAGGGTTAAACATAGTACCTGATTATTAATAGTACCTTTCTATATATAGTACCTGTATTTATGTAGTACCTTGTATTGTGCAGTACCTTACAATCTATACTACCGTATTTCATCTAATACAAGGTACGACATGTAATGTTAATGATATGTTAATGTTGGAAATAAATTTGGTAGTATGAATTTCTTTCTGTATAGCGACCTTTAAAAATAAATTTGGTAGTATGAATGAAATAGTGTAGCAGCCAATATTTGCAACTTGTTGCAAAAATAAATTTGGCAGTATGGAAATTTTTACAGGTGCTTTATATATTAGAAATAATAATATACTTAATCGCGCCACTCGCATTTTAAGGCCCTTTCCTGCCCTTCAGGAGTTCAGAGGTATCATGTATAAGGACGGTCGGTTATCTGCCAAATTTGGGGAAATTCGACTTATAGCAAAAAAATATATATGTACAAAAATTTGGTAGTATCAACTTTTTTCTTTACGCGTGCGTGCGTTCCATTATTGTTATGTGGTTTATCATAGCGGACCTGCGAAATATGCCGAAATGTTAAAATTTTGTTAACGTGCTAGAATGATTGCATCAGTACCAAAATATGTTGTAATATTGTGTTGTGGCAGTCGGGATGGATAAAAACGGTAAAACGTTCCACGGATTGTTCCACGCGGTTCTTTGAAATAGGGTTCTTTTATTTTTTAACCGGAGTCGGATAAAACAGGTAATACTGCCGATTCTTTTAAAATCAATTTTATGTCTAAAAAACAAATGTCAGCTGCCGCAAACGTTGAAACTGTTGAAACTGTTGAAACTGCACCTGTTACAATGTCACAGGAAGACCAGTTAACAGCGCTAAATGATGAATTAGCAGCCGCAAAGCACGCAGTTAGAATGTCGGATGATGATACTTATGATGCTGCTGCAGCCAATGTTTCACGCATTAAATTACAAATTTCACAACTGGAGAAAGCAGCTGCTGCTGAGCGTGAAATTGCTGAAGCTAATGAAAAGCGTGAAACACGTAGAAACATCTTAATGGATATGATTGCAGCCCAAATTAAGGCCGCTAAGAATCCAGATGATGAGCAACTGGCTACTATTGCTGCCGACTTCTTACAGCCTGTTATGGATGAATGGATGGCTAAGTATGCCGCTGTCCCTGCTGCTGCACCACGCAAACAGCGTGCCACTAATGGGACTGTAGATGATGATGGCAAACTTTCTACCACTAAACCGGAGTTAACTGCCCTTTATAATGAAGCGGCTAAAACCACACCTTTCCAGACAATTTCTGACAACTTTTATGACAAGTACAAGCGCAGCACAGTTTGGCACACTTTAAACGATATTAAAACAGGCAAAATTGCTGTTCCTTTTATCGCTGTAGGCCACGAATAATTTTCTCCTGTTCTCCTGATTATTTAACCAACTGCTGCCAATTTAATTGGCAGCAGTTACAACACTTTTTACTTTGAAAAAACATACAGATTTTTTACCGTACGTTATCGCTATCGTTATTTTGGGAATCGTTACTGCTGCCGCTACTTTACTTTTGCCGCACTTAGCAGTTATGATGGCTACTGACGGATACAGACCGCTGTAGCAACTATCGTGCCAGCTTTCTGGGGAAAAAATTCCCCAGATTGCTGCGGCACATCGCTTGAAATACGAACCTGCCACTACTTTTCAAAAAAATACTGCAATCCATAAAACAAATTACCCGCTCCGCACGCTTACCAGTAAATATTTAAAACAATCCAGTAAATCCCGTTTATCCGACGCTTCGCGCAACGATTTAGCACACGGGTTTGGAGTAAACATTATTTCGAAGGCTATTCGACTAACTGCGGCGTTTTGTTTTCCCCACTGTCTCCTTACGGCAGTGGGTTTTTTTGTCCAAAACTTTCCCCAAAAAAATTGCTGTGGAACTGTAACTTTTTATTACGGCAGGCACATCCAGTTATCCCCATCATGTGGATAACTTTATTTTGTGTGTGCGAAATATGTCGTAGATTCGCATGTGTGCGTACCTCTATTATATATCCCAAGACCCTCTTGGAGCTCCGGAAAGGAACTCGGCGAATCATTCATCAAGGTGGCCAGTATTCTGGTAAGACTGTAAACATACTGGGTGCGTTGGCTACGTTATGTTCAGAGGAGACGGATAACAGTATAACAACTGTGACGTCGATGAGCTTCCCGCATTTGAAGGGAGGGGCGCTAAGAGATTTTGAGTTGTATGTTTATCCTAGCTTTAAAACGGCTATAAAATCATACAACAAGACAGACCATGTGTTTTATTTTAAGTCTGGGTGTGCCTTGGAGTTCAGGGTGTTTGAAAATGAGATGGCTGCAAGGGGCCACAAAAGAAAAAGGTTGTTCGTCAATGAGGCTAATAGTTTTTCACCGCTGGTATTTTTCCAACTAGATTCTCGTTCTGACCAAACCATTATAGATTACAATCCTTCAATTCGGTTCTTTGCACATTCTGATTTAATTGGGCTGCCA